CGAAGGCGTCGTAGTCCGTGGCCAGGAAGGTGGGCCGCATGAGCAGGCCCTTCCGGACGAAGATGGACGCGTCCACCACCAGGTCGTACGCGTAGCCAGCCGCGGCGGGGTTGGAGAAGTCCCCGTAAGAGACCGTGTACGGCGTGCCGACGGCCCGGATGGCCACGCCGATCCTGTTCTCGCGCTGGGCGATGTAGGACCGCTGGAGATCGTCCAGGATGAGCTGGTCAATCGTCGGGTTGCTCGCGTCCAGGAGCTGACGAGAGATGGTCTCCTGGCCCGTGATCGTGACCGGCGTGATCGTGGCCGCAGCCGCGTTGTACCCGTCGCCATCCGTCAGCGCGTCGTTCTCTGCGGCCTGGGTCGTGGTCGTGGTGACCCCGGTCTGGCCGGGGAGGCTGAACGGGCGCGCGTCCGCGATTGGGTACTTAGCGATGTTGTTCCACAGGGCCGCGTCCTGCTGGCCCATGGTGGTGTACAGGTCCGCCAGCCACTTCGGGGGGATGACGCCCGGCAGGCTGGCCGTGGTCTCCGCGCGCATGTGGTTGGAGTGGGCGCGGAGCCGCTCTGCCGCGTCCGGGTTAGAGGACTGACGGTAGAGGTCGGAGAAGAAGGAGTGCTGGCCGCCCTCGGACGCGCTCCGGTAGTGGCCGGGGTCCCGGTCCACCGCGCTGGCGTCGGAGGTCTTGCGGGCCGTGGCCAGCGTGGTCTGCATGTTCGCCACCGCAGCGGAGCGCTCCTCCTGCTCCATGAGCACCGTGATCTCCCCGAAAAGCTTGGCGGCTTCGGCGGAGCGGCCCTTCACGGACTCCAGCTCGTCAGTGGTCAGGTCCCGGGCCTCAGTGGTCGCGCGGGTCTGAAGCTCCTCCATGCCGGCGCGGAGCTGCTCGTGGCGCTCCATGAGCTTCTTCAGGTACGGGTTCATGGCGTCCTCCTGGGAGCCATCGAAGGATGGCGCTCAGAGACCGGCGGGACCACTTCGATGAGGGGTGGCGGGACCGTATGCGCGCACTTTGGTGAGAGGAACGGTACATGACGAAGGCCCCAACCGGATGGGCTGGGGCCTTCGTGTCGGGCTGGGCTCAGCGTCCGGCGCGCCCGCCTGCAGGTCGATCCCGTCGCGCTTGGTCTTGGCGACGCCAAGCGACGCGACGTAGGCGTGCGCGCGAAGGCAAGGGGGTCGGTCATTCCGTCGCCCCGGGTGTATTGACACCCTCGGGGCTGAGGTCTAGGGTGTAGATACACCCACCGAGGAGGACCCGATGGCCCGCATCTCCTGCTCCTGCAAGACCTGCCGGATCAACGCCGAGAAGGTCGGCGCGGCCTTCCCGCTTGCCGCCGAGATCAGCGACGCCCTCGCCGCCGCACTCAAGGGCAAGGGTCACCATGCTCTCGTCCGCGACGCCCATGACCCCAGCTCGTTCGGGCAGGCCATCCGCCGCACGACCGGCATCCGGCCGGTCTGACGTGTCGAAGGGCACGACGATCCGCACCGTCCGCGTCTCCGGGGAGCTATGGGGCGCAGCCAGTGCGAAGGCCGCTGAGCGCGGCGAGACGCTATCCGACGTGCTGCGCGCCGCGCTCGAGGCGTACGTCGCATCCTGACCCGTGACGGCCGCGAGGCTGGGCTCAGCTTTCGCCCTTCGGGGCCCAGGCCTGGCGCGCGGCCTGGCGGCTGATCCCCACGGCGGCCCCAATCTCCGTCCAGCTGAGCCCGTTCGCGTGAAGCTCCTGGGCGGCCACGACGATGGTGCGGTCCAGCTCCGTGCGGAGCTGGCACATGGCAGCCAGGAGTTCGCCATCGGAGCCGGCCCGGCGGCCGAAGGAGCGGAGGATGCGGCCCATGAACGCGGTGAACGCGGGGGCTTCGGTCTTCTCTGAGTGCTTCATGTGCCAAGCCTGGGGCTGACAAGACTTACTTGTCAGCCGATTCGCTGAACTCATAGGGGCTTGGCTCAGGGAAGGCCCGGCGTATCCGGAGCCCATGGGGGCCAGCGAAGGCTACGTCGGACGTGGAGACCCATGGGCCCTTCGGCCATGGGGACTCAGACCCGTAGACCTTCACGTCAGCGGCCAGGGAGCCGCCCAGGTGGGCCAGGTTCCCGTACAGGGTCCTCTTGCATATGGCCCGGTCCCCATAGGTCCGCAGGATGCCGGCCATGAGGGTGGCGTTCACGATCATGGGAGTGTGCGTCTCGTAGCTCAGGGGCTCCCGGATGCCCATCTCCCTGAGGAGCTCCAGCGTCCGAAGGTGGTAAGTCCCCGGTATGGAGCGAAGGTTCATCCGCGCGCAGCGCTCCGACAGGAGTCCCAGGTGGTAGTTCGGCGTGCCCGACGTGGGCGCCATGGCGAAGAAGTCGTCATTCCACAGGGAGAAGGCCCTGTGGCCGGCGGCCAGCATGGCGCCACAGGCCGCCATGAGGTTGGCCGTGGTTTGCATGTGCTTCTCGTCCGCCACGTTCCAGGCGAGCACGGGAGGCACGGGGATGGCCTCCACGGCGGCCCAGGGCGGAGCCCAGCCCGCCACCCAGACGCCAGCGTGGGGGACGTTCGCCAGGGACCGGAGGGAGTGCCTAAGCTCCCCGGTCTTCTGTCGGCCTTCCGGTCCGTACAGGTACACGATTGGTAGCGTCACGACTCCTCCAGGGTCATTCCGCACAGCAGGTCACGAGCCTCGCAGTCCCGTGCCAGCGAAGCCACCACGAAGGTGGCCCCACAGGCACGACACTTCACGCTGACTTCAGGTACCCGATGCCAGCCGCTACGAGCCCGCCCAGGGCTGCGGCCACGGGCTGCGGCATGTCCAGGCCCGCTAGGCCGGCCAGCCAGGCCAGGACCAGGGCCAGGGACGCTCCGAAGGTCCCTGCTGCGGCCACCTTCGGATGGACCTCAGTCTTCTCTGCCATCTCTACTCCCCTACAGCAGGACGGCCAGGAAGGCCGCCACGGTTCCGCCCACGGTACACATGAGGGTCAGGATCGTGGCCAGGGTCTTTGGCGTGACGACGGCCCGGCCTTCCAGCTCGCGTAGGCGGGCTTCATGGTCCACGCGGCCGGAAGCCAGGTCTGCCAGCTTGTCCGCCAGCCGGTCCAGTTTGCCCTCCATACGGGCGAGAGTAACCGCCACCAGGGCGTCTGGGCTACTACCCTGTGTATCGGACACGCTACCCTCCGATGATCGTTACTGCGAACGGGTCCCGGGCCGGCTCAGCCGCAGGGCACCGGAAGCTGGAACACGGCTTCGGCATACCCTGCGGGAAGCACGTGCAATCCACCACGCAAGGGCTGGGGCCGGAGTTGATTGGGATCTCCCGGCACCAGTTACAGTCCCCGGTCCTCATCACAGCAGGTGGGCCGGAATCTTCAGCGCGGTCCGGATGACGGCCCAGGTCTTCGGGCCCACGATCCCGTCGTCCACCAGGTTGTGCTGGCGCTGGTAGCGCTTCACCTGGGCCATGGTCAGGGGACCGAAGTGGCCAGTGACCGGGTCGATACCCAGGAAGCCCTGAACCGCGCTGACCAGCTCGCCTTTGGAGCCGCGCTGGATCGTGGCGGGCTGGGCCTGAGGCGTGACCGGAGGGGCCTTCTTCACGGCCTTCACGGTCTTCGTGATCCCCCACGGGCCGTCATCCTTCACGGCCCGGCCAGTCTGGACCAGGGACACGTGAAGGTGGCCCATGTGCGGGTTGCTTCCGGAGTACGGCTGGGGCCGGAAGCCGTGGGTCCGGGACCAGATTTTCCCGGCGTGGATCACGTACCAGGTACGCGGGTCCGACACCAGGGCCTTCCTGATCCGTTCGATGCCGGCCGCGCTCATCTTCGTGATGTCCATGGCCGTGACCATGTCCTGGGGGACCGTGTCGTTCGGGTCCGTGTTCGGGTTGTGCTCGGACTTCCGCGCGGAATGGGCGGAGTCCCCCACCGTACCGTCAGCACCCTTAGGCCTGTTCGGCCAGGTGGCGTCCACTTCGCGTCGCAGGGCCTCTAGGGCGGGGGCCAGTTTCCATGTCATGCCTACCTCCAGGTGGGCTTCGTCATCTTCAGGGCGTCCATGCGGGCCTGGGCCAGGATCTGGTCCAGGGCCGCGCGATTGGCGTACTCCTCCGTCGGCTCCAGGGTCTCCTGGGCCGCACGACAGGTCGGACATTCCTGGGACCGGAGGCCCAGGACAACTGCATCCGTGTAGGCGGGATTGGGCACCAGGGCCACTTCCCGCAGGCCGGCAGTCACGCGCTGGATCAGGCCCTTCGCCCGTCGAATCTGCCCTTCGCGGAAGCCGATGGACATGCGGTCCAGTACACCATCCTTGACCAGGGTCCGCGCGTCCTGGCCATCGGCCGTGGCGGAGATCCTGCCCTCCACGTAGAGCCCCGCCGCGTCGTCCCTCATGTGGGTCAGCCGCCCGATTAGCTTCCCGCCCATGGGAAGGTGGCCGTTCGCCAGCCAGACGCGGGAAGCGTCGTTCATCTGGTCCGCGAAGGCTCCCCGGATGAACTCCTCCGCGTTCCCGCCCAGGTCCGCCCGGGGCTCCGTCGGACGGCCCCAGGGCACGGCAATACCGCGAACGGTCCAGCCGTCCCCGGACGCGTCGTCCCGAAGCTCCAGGTCGGCTTCCGCCAGCGCGCGATACAGAGTGGTCACGACTCATCCTCCGTCGGCATAGGCTCGTCACCTGGGATCGTACCCTGCTCCGGGCCCATGACTGGAGGGGCCGGCGGGGCTGGGGGCTCCGGCGCGTCCCAGCCCTCCACGGGCTCCAGGTCTTCGTACGCCCGGACTTCGTTTCGCAGGAGCCAGCCCTTCACGGGGTCCAGGCCCACGGCGTACGTCTCGTACCTGGTCTTTGTGTCCGTCTCCAGGATGGCTTCCCGGTTGATAATGGCCACGGTCCCACGGACCAGGTGGCGGCTGAACTCCTGCTCAAACGCCACCAGGATGCGGTTCACGGTCAGCTTCAACAGGTCCACGGAGTCCAGCTCCGGCGTGGAGTACTGGAGGCTTCCGGACTCCACTCCCAGGTACCGGCCGGGGAGCCCGAAGAAGAGTGCAATC